CGGCCAACATTCAGCGCAGGACCGCATTCCCTCGGCGGTAGGCGTAGTACCCCTACCCGTCAAAAAAGTAGGGGTAGGGGGAAAAGTCTCCTGAGGGTTACAATAGGCAACTATGGCAACCCTAAATTCGTACATCACAGACGTTCGCAGGCTTCTACACGATGCCAATGGGAACTTCTGGTCTAACGATGAGATTACGGATTACGTCAATGATGGGCGTGAAAGGGTAGTCCGAGACACTGGTTGTCTGCGCACCCTGCAAATTTCTACTACACCACTCGCACCAGACGGCACAGCCGCAATTATCTGGTCTGCTGGGCTTGTTGTTACCGCAGGGCAGTACATATTTTCAAATATCTTTATCTACGAAGTCACAGTAAGTGGGACGTTGGGAACTACGCCTCCTCCGTACCCCGCTTCTGGATATAATTTTCCTCCGTCAACCGCTTTTACAAACGGCACAGCCAGTTTGCTGTACGTCCAGAATGCAGAAGTCATCCCGTTTTCGTCGTTACCTAATGGTTCGCAGACTTTGGATGTACTCAACCTGACGATCTACTGGGGGAATTCTAGGATTCCTCTGCGTTACCTTCCCTGGACCAACTTCAACGCCCAGTTGCGTTACTGGCAAAACTACGTTGGACGGCCCGTGTGCTTCTCAACGTATGGTCAATCGCAAATTTACATCTCACCTATCCCTGACCAGTCCTATAGCATGGAAGTGGATACGGTTATCCTGCCTTCTCCGCTGGTTTTGACCAATCCTACGGTCAATGACGCTATCAACGACCCGTACACGGTTCCTGTGGCGTTCTACGCGGCCTACAAGGCAAAGTACAAAGAACAAAGCTACGGTGAATCTGAGATTTTTCTCCAGCAGTACAACCGTCAAGTGCAGAGCGTGTTGAATTCGGTCTTCACGCGCAGGATTCCGGACCCGTATAGCAGTCCTTACTAACATGGCATCTCAGGAACAGCAAAAAAGATACACTGTCCTGAAGACGTTTGGTGGCATAAACACAAAAGCCAACCGAACAGCCATCAAGGACAGTGAATTTGGTTGGTTGGAAAACGCCATGCCTATTGGCGACTCCAACATCAAGATTGTTCCCGCTCAAGAAGCCGTTAGAGACAGCACAGGCAATGTTGTCGCATTTGGCAACACAACTTCTTTCCTAACGTCTACAAACATCAATGTATCTGACTACATAGTCAGTTTTCAAATAGACGGTAGGGCGCAAGCGTTCAATCTGACCAGCAATGTGACCAGTAATGTGGCCGTTAGCGGCACGTTTAGCAACGCAAACGTCAGTGCAGCCCAATGGAAGAACGAAAGACTGATAATTGCCGATACAGACAAAGGGTTGTCAAGCTGGAACGGCGCTAACGTAGTCTCTATAGGGTCTGTTGGCCTGATAGCAGTGTCAAACCCAGGTTCTGGCTACACATCTGCGCCAAACGTGGTGATCAGTGCACCAAATGATGCTAACGGGGTGCAAGCAGTAGCCACAGCAACAATCGTCACCGGATCTGGTGGAATCAGATCTGTTTTTGTGACTTCTGGTGGCTCTGGATACACGGCTGTACCTGATGTGACCATCGGCGCACCAAACATTACGGGTGGAACCCAGGCTACGGCAGTCGCAAGCATCAGCGCAGGATCTGTTGTTTCTATCGGAGTTGTAGAAGCAGGGTCTGGATACACATCTGTCCCTGCTGTGACTTTCTCCAGCGGATCTGCTACTGCCAATGCAGTCATTTCGACTGGTGGCGTAAGCAGCGTATCTCTGACAAATGCAGGCAGTGGATATACATCATCTCCTACCATAACTTTTTCGGGTGGTGGAGGGTCTGGTGCTAATGCCATAGCGCAAATCGTCACGTTCAAGACCGGCACAGTCAGCATCCTGCTCAACAACGGTGGGTCTGGCTATACGTCAGCCCCAACGATAGCTATCGGCGGTGCTAACACCACTCCAGCTACTGCTACAGCCATCGTTCTCGGTAACACAGTCTCGCAGATTGTGATGACTAACCCTGGGGCTGGGTACACCACCGCCAATGTCACACTTTCTGGTGGTGGATTTACCACTGCTGCCAATGTCACGGCAGTTGTGAACACAGAACAGTTGGTTTCTACCGCCACGTTCTCTGGTAGAACATGGGTGGCTGCCGGACGTACTGTCTACTACTCTGCCGCAGACTCGTACAGCGATTTCACCAGCATTTCTGCTGGATCTCTCACGTTGTCTGACTCTACGCTGCACGGCAACATCCGTGCACTTCTCTCAGCCAATAATTTTTTGTACATCTTTGGTGAGACAAGCATCAACGTCTTCTCTGACGTTCGCGTTGACACCAACGGTCAAACTTTATTTACCAACACCAACGTATCTGCAAGTGTAGGGACCAAGCGTATCTACGCCATCTACCCGTTTTTCCGCTCTGTGCTGTTTATGAACGACTACGGGATCTATTCCCTGGTCGGATCTACTACCAGCAAGTTGTCAGACGCTTTAGACGGGGTATTTCAACTCATAGACTTTGCCTCTCCTATTAGCGGAGGCCAGGTATTACTGAACAACATACTATGCGCGGCATTCTCCTTCACTTACAACGACCCGGTAGTTGGAGCGAGAAAGGTCCAAGCCGTGTTCTTCGAGAAGAAGTGGTTTTTAACCTCCCAAGGAGCGTTGGACTACATCACTTCCGTCCCTACAGCGGGGGTCATTCGCCTATATGGAACAGAAGGCTCAAACCTCTACCGTCTCTATGCTAATTCTACTGCTAACATAGCATCAATGATTCAGACTGCTTTGATGCCTATGGGTGATGCCATACGGACCAAGCAGGCTCTGAAGTTTGGGATTGAAGCTCAGTTGCAAGCAGCTTCTACTCTACTTGTCAGCGTTGACAATGAGCAAGGAACTGGTGAGACCGGCGCTTATACTATAGATAATTCTGTAACTTGGATAAATAATTCTCAGCAAGTTGTGACTTGGCAAAACAATAGTTTGCAAACGGTTGGCTGGGAAACTTCTTACGGGTATAGTTTGTACAAATCAGATGCCCAACAATACGGAAAGTATCTTGGTCTGACTATTAGAAGCAACAGCGCTGGATATACCGTAAATACTTTTGAATTTGAACACGAACTAAGAGCGAGGTTCTAATGACTGTCCCAAACGCATTTGCAAATCTAATCGGAACTATTGCGCTCTCTAAACTAGACAGCAATTTCAACACGCCAATAACCATCGGCAACACGTCTGTCCAGCTTGGCAACACGATCACCACGATCAACGACATTACTTTAGCCAACGTAACTATAACCAGTGGCACTAGCAACGTCACAAACGTCAATGTCACCAACATCAACGTAACTAACCTAACCGCTACGCTTGCTAACATCACGACTCTCAACGTGGCGAGCGAATACGTCACGGCAAGTAACGTCGCCACTGCTAACATCGGAAATCTTACTTTATCTAATGCTCTGACAGTACCGAACGGTGGCACTGGACGAGTAACTTTGCCTGTCAATAATGTGTTGTTAGGGAACGGTACAGGATCTATTGCATCTGTAGCCCCAGGTAATGCCGGTAACGTGCTTACTAGCGTTGGCGGTGTTTGGGTTAGCAACTCTGCGGTAACCACAAGTGCGGGCGGTTTAACAACTCAGGTTCAATTCAATTCAGGCGGGTCGTTTGCAGGTTCTGCAAACTTGACATTCAACGGCACGACGTTGACCGCGAACACGCTAAACCTGGCTAATGCGCTTGGAACAATTTACGGCGGAACCGGACTTTCATCTTTCACTTCTAATGGTGTTGTCTACGCAAGCTCGTCAAGTGTATTGGCTACTGGGGCTGCGCTGACGTTTGATGGCACTGGCTTGTCTGCGGGGCAGTTTGTTCCGACAAGCACAACCGCTCCGGCTTTGGGAATTTATCAACGGGTTTCAGGGCAAATTGTAATTACGGCTGCATCCGCTCCAAAGTTTGCTGCTGATGCAACTGACGTTGCATTAAACGCAGCCGGGACGCCAAACATTAACGGCAATCCAACTTCTAACGCTATGAGCATTGGGGGTTCTGGGTGGTATTGCTCCATGACGGGGGCCAATAACTATTGGAACCACAGCTATAACGGGACGGTTTACAATCTTCGATATCAAGGGTCGGCAGCAGGATCAATTGTTGTTAATAGCGCAAGCGTTGCATACAACACAACTTCTGATTATCGACTAAAAGAAAATGTTCAGCCCATGACGGGCGCATTGGCTCGGGTGGCACTGTTAAAGCCATGCACCTATAGATGGAAAGCAACAGGCGAGGCGGCAGAAGGGTTTATTGCTCATGAGCTTCAAGAAGTTATCCCTTCTGCGGTGACCGGCGCAAAAGATGCCATGGAAGATGACGGGTTAATTAAGGCGCAAGGTGTTGATACTTCTTTCATTGTTGCAACCTTGACGGCAGCAATTCAAGAACTGACGGCACGGGTTGCCCAACTGGAATCAAAATAATGGGAATTCAAGCCTTTACCCCTATGGGGAACACTGTAACTTTTACGGCTACATCTAGTTCTCCCACAACTTCCGTGCAAGCTGCGTCTACCACCCTTGGTGGGAACCAGTACCGGATCATCAACAGCGGTAACGTAACGGTGTTTATGGGGTACGGGCAAGCTAACGCAAGTGCGGTAGCTAACGCTGTGGTTGTTACCAGCACTCAGTCTTCTATCCCTTTATTGTCAGGTACAGACGAGATCTTGACGTTTACCCCTAACGCTTACTTTGCTGGTATAACTAGCACTGGTAATGCTGTGATATACATCACACCAGGGGACGGGGTATAACATGGGTTTGAAGGCTGTTTCTATTTTCGGTAGTGGCGGAGGCGGAGGCGGTGGCACTCCTGGTGGAGCCAACAACACAATCCAGTTCAACAGCTCTGGATCTTTGGGTGGTTCTGCCAACCTTACTTGGGACGGAGCTAACCTACAGATAGGGTCTAGTGGGTTATTCAAATTATCTAACGGCGTTACTAACTACGTTGCTTTTAGAGCACCAACTGTTATTTCATCAAACGTAACTTGGACCCTCCCGGCTACGGACGGGACTGCTGGTCAGGTTCTGAGCACGGACGGCTCAGGTGTTCTCTCATGGGTCACGGTAACGATTACCCCGCAATCGCCCACCAATAACACGCTACCGGTCGTTTCTGGCACTCCAACGGTCGGGCAGACGCTCTCGAGCACAAATGGAACATGGAACGGTTACCCGGCCCCGACATTTGCTTATCAATGGGTTCGTGGAGCGTCGACCAATATTAGCGGCGCGACTTCATCAACGTATCAATTGGTTGATGCGGACTACAACACCACGGTGAAATGCACCGTCACGGCAACCAACGCTGCGGGCAGCGCAAGCGCAACATCGGCTGCGACCGCAACTATTGCAGCTGGTGTGCCAGGCGCTCCGACAATTGGGACAGCAACGGCTGGTAATGCTCAAGCGACCGTAACATTTACTGCGCCTGCTATTACCGGCGGGGTGGCTATTACTAGCTACACGGTGACATCTAGCCCACCGGGGGGTACTTCTAGCGGTGTATCTCTTTCTCAAACTGTAACTGGTTTGACTAACGGCATTTCTTACACATTCACAGTTACCGCAACCAACGCAATTGGCACTGGCCCAGCGGGCGGTCCTAGTAACGCCGTTGTACCCGCCAATTCTCCAAGTAGTATTGAATACTTGGTTGTCGCAGGTGGTGGGGGTGGCGGATCTGATTCTAACGGGGTTGGCGGTGGCGGTGGTGCTGGTGGGTTACTAACTAACGTAGGTGGCTCTGCTTATTCAGTTGTTGCTGCTACGTTATATACCGTTACGATTGGTGGCGGCGGCGCAGGAGGTGCAGCAGCAAACAACAGTACAGCACAAGGGTCAAAGGGTAGCGTCTCATCTTGGAACACTAACGCGGTAGGAAGCGGAGCAAAAATTGAATCCGCTGGTGGTGGGGGTGGCGTTTCAGATAGATCGGGCGCGCAAACAAATAAAAATGGTGGGTCTGGCGCTGGTGGCGCTGGTTCTGCTAGTACTGCTAATAACGCTCCGGGGACCGGAACAGCCGGGCAGGGTTCAGATGGTGGAAGTGGCGTTTTAAGTGGAGGCTCTTTACTTGGAAGTGGAGGGGGCGGCGGAGCGGGCGGTGTTGGCAGTGCTGGAACCACATCGGCGGGCGGCAACGGGGGTGCTGGAGCTACTAATAGTATTACGGGGTCTTCTGTTTATTACGCATACGGCGGAGGTGGCGGCGGGTATCAAGCAACGGCTGGAAATGGTGGGACCGGGGCGACTGGAACCGCTGGAAAAGGTGGTACAGCCACTAGCGTATTGAATACAGCCCCTTTCGCTGCCGATGCTAATACGGGCGGTGGTGGCGGCGGCACTGCAAACTTGGTAGCGCCGGGGTCTCCTAATGCTGGCGGCAATGGCGGAAAAGGCGTTGTTATTGTTCGTTACCCCGACACTTTTAGCGCGGCGTCAGCAACAACCGGAAGCCCAACTATTACTGTAACCGGCGGGTATCGAATCTATAAGTTTACCGACACCGGCTCCATTACATTCTGAGAAAGCAAATGGCTTACTTTGCAAAACTTGATGAAAACAATGTTGTGCTTGAAGTTCTCGCCGTCCATAACAATGAGCTATTGCAAGACGGTGTTGAATCTGAGGCAAAAGGGATTCAGTTTCTTTTAGACTGGTCTGGCGGATACACCAACTGGAAACAAACCAGTTATAACCGAAAAATCCGTAAGCATTACGCCGGAATTGGCTACACTTACGATTATGCCCGTGATGCATTTATTCCCACGCAGCCATACCCCTCATGGGTTTTGAACGAAGAAACTTGTCTGTGGGATGCTCCTGTTGCGATGCCTGATGACGGTCAGCTTTACTACTGGGACGAGGCCACTACTTCATGGGTGGTAAATGAGTGACAACCTTGATACCAAACTAGCCGTGCACGAAGCAATTTGTGCAGAGAGATACAAACAAATCTCTGATACGTTGGCTTCTGGCGACAAGAGGATGACCAAGATTGAGTATCTTCTCTACGCAGTGATTGCATCGGTGTTGTTTGGTCCAGGTGTTGCAGCAGAGTTTGTCAAGAAGTTGTTTGGTCTGTAAAAATTATGGATATGGACAATCTGTCATACGTTGAATTCGGTGACGTAGACGGTCTAGGAGTGATGCTGTTTGAGAACGGTGTGCAGCACAAATTGTTCTACGAGCAGTTGGCTGACAAGGGCATCCTGATACCGCAGTATCCCCTAATAGACGCAGATCCGGATAACCTAGATGACTGGTTGTTTGTTCACAACCAAGAGCATGAAAGACTGGCAAGTCAATTGAACCTAGACAATCCTTTTCAGTTGATCAACGCAGATTGGCAAGTAGAAGATGACTTCTATGATTGGATAGGGGTACATTTGAGCATCCATCAACAGATTGTTAAAGTATTAGGACTGTAATGGACCCTCAACTGGAACAAGCACAGGCCGCTACCCAGCAGTTCATGCAACAGTATGGGTTGGATGCTAGGACGATGGCGTCTATAGGGCAGATGGCACAGGAGGCAATACAGGACCAGAGTCTGTATGCGCTCCTTCGTGAGCAGTTGTTGAGCGCACAGATCCTCACAGAGAAAGAGTTGCCAGAGCAGGTCAACTACATGACCTTGGCTGCGCTTGCGACTATGGGCGCTCTGGCAGGGGGTGCGTAATGGATGAACTTTACGTCGATGAACTTGGGTCTTTAGATCCCGAATCTAAAACAATTAAACGAACTCGACAGGGTTACGAGCCAGTTTACAACCCTATGAACTACCCGTATCCGGGAGAAAAGCGTGGGTTTAACATTGGTCAGGCATTTGGTGTTGTACTAGCCGTTGCTTCACTTGCTGTTCCTGGTATTGGGCAAGTGGTCGGATCTTCAATTCTTTCTGCCGTTGGTATCACAGGTGCGTCTGCCGCAGTTACGGCTGGAGTTGGTGCTGCTGCATTGTCTGCTGCGTCCACTGCTGCACAAGGTGGTTCAGTAGAAGACGTTCTTAGATCTGCCGCTAGTGCGGGAGTTTCCGCTGGTCTTAACATTGGTATGGGTGGCGGTGTTTCGGGAGCCGTAACAGGATCTACTGCCGGGACAATCATCAGAGGTGGAGATGCCAGTCAGGTTCTAACCAACGCATTTGCAGCCGGTGTTGGAGCGGGTGTTCAGGGTGCAATGACCGA